GTTACGCTTTGGGATGATGGGGCTAAAAGTATAGGCACTAAAAGAAACGAACTTATCCAAATGGCGAAAGGGGATTACGTTTGCTTTGTTGATTCGGATGATGATATTAGTAGCGACTACGTTGAACGATTAATGGAAGGGATTAACTTAGGTGTAGACTGTTGTAGCCTAAAAGGTTGTATCACTTGGGATGGAAAGAATCCTGAGATATTTGAACACTCACTAAGATATAGCGAGTATAAAACAACTGAGAACCCTATTAAGTACGAACGATTCCCGAACCATTTGAACTGTATTAAAAAGAGTTTAGTATTTGATATTAAATATCCTGAAATATCACATGGCGAAGATACGGATTGGGCAACCCAAGTATTTAAAGCTGGTGTATTAAAGACAGAACATTATATTGATTCAGTTATTTACCATTATAAATTTATTACGAACAAATGAAAGGCGCAATAAGTTATAGTCTATTTGGTTACGATAGAGAACGAGCGGATAACTGTTTTGACTTTAATAGCTATCTTCGTGGTTTAGCTATCAATATTCGTATGGCTCGTTTAATTTATCCTGAGTGGGATATAATTGTACAAACTGACAAAGCAACCTATGAGGCATGGAAAGAGTTATTTGGTGCTTATCCTATTAAGTTAGAAGTACACCAAGACCTAGTGCCATTAACATTAGCAATGTTATGGAGGCTAAGACCATGCTTTGATAATAACTATACTCATGTTCTTTGTAGAGATTTAGATAGCCCTTTAACTTATAGAGAACGTCAAGCGGTAGAGTACTGGATTAACAGAGATAAGGCAGCACACGCAATAACTGATAGCGTAAGCCATGATGTGCCAATGCTTGGTGGTATGATTGGCTTTAGACCTCAATACTTTAGAGATAAGGTAGGAGTAAGTACATGGGGGGACTTGATAAGAATTAGACCTAACTACCTTTGGAATCAAAAAGGGAGCGACCAGACCTTTCTAAGAGATATAGTTTATCCTAAGTTTGCGCAACAAGGGACTGATAGTATTACTCAGCACTATGTTTTAGGGATGCCGAATAGCTTTTTAAGTGATTACCATAATAAGATACAAGATTTAGAACTACCTATACCTTTTGAGTTAAAGGAGAGTAACGATACTTGTGGACATATTGGAAGTGCTGGGGCTTATAATGTGGCGTTAGAAAAATTCCTTAGGAAGTATCACGATAAATTTGTAGATTTGCATTCAGCAGAAGAATCCTATAAAGATATATTTTATTGGAGATTAAATAATGAATTTTAAATGAACGGAACTGTAATAGATATTGATGGCTTGTCGGTTAAAGTTATCCCTATTGATTTAGAGGATAGCACCGACAAAGCACATCTACTTCAAATAACAGATGGACACAAAATAATAACTTTAAGCATATCATATGGCAGAATCACAGATGAAACGGTACATAGTTGTAAGCACTAACAACAACTCCGATTATTATTTTTACCTACCTTACATTGAAAAGGCATGGAATAGTTATGGATGGGATTTAGTTGTAATGATTACAGATGACGTAGACGTAAAAACACTAAAGACTAACAACCCGAATACATTAATTTGTAGGTTACCAAACATTGAAGGAGTACGCAAAGAAAGTATTGCACAAGCTGGTAGGTTATACGCTGCTAATTATATAATTGGTAACGATTTAATTATGACAAGTGATATGGATTTATTACCTTTGTCTAATTACTGGAATCCTAATGTATTTGATGTAACAGTTTACGGACACGACTTAACAGACTTTACTTATTATCCAATGGGATATACTGCAATGAGAGCAGAAGATTGGCGACACTTTATGAAGCTAACAAACGATACTAAAGCAGATTTAGAACGTGATTGTAACGAGTATGCCTACATGGTTAAGTCAGATGAATGGGAGCAATGGTGGAACTTTGATTGGCGAATGTTAACAGACCGTTTAACACACGCTAAAATAGTTCACAAACATAGAGGGCGACAAAGTAACGGCTTTGCTTATGGTAGGATTGATAGGGGGAATAGCTTACAGTTAATAGAAAAACCTTGGATTGATTTACATGGAGAAAATAATAATGTTATGCATCCTGACAAACTTAATAAATTTATAACCTTATTTGAATCAGTACATGGAAAACTTTAGAGCAAAATTTACACCACCGAATAACGACCACAGTTACTATCCTTTACTTTACTTAGCATTACAAACAACTAAGCAAGGTGGAGTAATTGAGATGGGAACGGGACATGGTAGCACCAAACTATTACATGACTATTGTTTAGTTAAAGGACGTAACCTATATTCGTATGATGAAAAAGAAGAGTGGGGGTCTAAGTTCTACGATTTAAGAACCGATAAACATTTAGTAGAAGTAGTAAGTGACTGGGATAGTGTTTGTTATACTCATAAAGATAGTGATGTTAGTGTAGTATTTATAGACCATGCGCCAGGTGAAAGACGCAAAGAAGATATATTAAACTTTAAAGATATTAACGGTATATTAGTATGCCACGATACAGAGCCAGCAGCCGACTATGGTTATCAAATGCGCCAACACTTTAGTAAGTTCAAATACGTTGTAGAGGTGCAAACTAACGGAGCATGGGCAACAGCATTAAGCAATACAATTGATATTACTAAATGGGATGGGCAGAAATTTAGCGAATATGTATGCACAAAAGACTAAAATTTATATATAATAATGACTAAAGAGCAATACGAAGAGGCAAATAAGTATCGAGGGATATTAGAACTATTCAATAAGACTGGAGAGTATGTAGGTGGAATAGGAAACCTTATTCAGTATTTAGAACCAAGTACTAATACTTCGTGCCCATCTTGCATGAGTGCCTTTTTAATCACAACTTACAATAGAATGTTAGAATATGAACGGAATATGCCGAGTATGTGAGTTAATAGATAACGATACAACACTTAAAGAAGTAGAGTATTGCGAACTATGTAAAGCAAATATATGTAACGAATGCAAACCAAACCTCCTTAAAAGAGGTAAAGCAGCAATAAAAGAACAAATGGCTAAACTTTATAGATAATGACTTTAGAAGAATACGAACAAGGGATTACACCTACCGACTTTCTTTCAAGGCAACGATTTGTTAAAAGTCAAGGATATAGTGGAACTCCTAAATTGGTACTTAACGAACTACTAAAAGGTAAGACGTTTACTAAAAAAGAGTTAGACGAATACAAATACACCTCAGTTAGTAGACTAATATACGAGATTAAGCTATTAGGTTACGAGGTTATAAAATACAAACAAACAGCCTTTAATAAGGCTTATACTAAATATAGATTACATTCTAAACATTTAAGCAATGGCAGCACCAAAGGGTAATAGATTCGCTTTAGGGCTAACAACAAACGGTAGACCTCCCATATATGAAACTCCTGAGCAAATGATGGAAAAGGCAATAGAATACTTTGATATTGAAACTGGAGCAAACGGTATATGTAAACCTACAATAAGTGGTTTAATATTCCATTTAGGGTTTGAAAAGAGGCAAAGTTGGTATGATTATAAGGAGAGAAGTAAAGATTTTTCTTACACCATTAGTAGGTTGCAATCTTTTATCGAATCATGTTACGAAAAGAACCTACATGGCTTTGCTTATGCTGGTAGTATATTTGCATTAAAGAACCTTAATAGTAAGGATTGGAAAGACGAAGTACATAGCGAAGTGAATCAAACTAATAAAAATATAACAGTAAGTTTTGGAAGTAACACTATACAGCCCCCATCGGAATCAACTCAAGATTCACAATAGTATAGAGAGCGAACCTTACAAGTATTACGTTTTAAATATTGGTAGGCAGTTTGGTAAGTCTTTATTGGCTACTAATCAATTACTCAAGTGGTGTTTATCGGATAACGATTGTAAAGCTGCTTGGGTATCTCCTATTTATAAGCAGGCAAAGAAAGTATTTGATGAAATAGATAGTGCCTTAAATAATACTGGATTAGTAATAGAACGCAATAAGCAGGAGTTATACTTTAAGTTTGCCAATGGTAGTACACTACAATTCTTTAGTGCTGAGAGATACGATAACATAAGGGGGTTTACATTTCACTATTTAGTATGTGATGAGTTCGCTTTTATGGATAGTGAGGCATGGACTGAGGTACTAAGAGCAACGGTGTTGGTTAAAGGTAAGAAAGTATTACTTATATCCACTCCAAAGGGTAAGAACCACTTTTACCACTTACACCAATTAGATGGTGTTAACCCTCAATATAAGAGCTTTACAATGAGTTCTTATGATAATCCTATAATTAATCCTACTGAGATAGACGATGCCAAAGTAACACTACCTGAGCATATTTTTAAGCAGGAGTATTTGGCAGAGTTTATAGATGGTGGAGCTGGATTGTTCTTAGATATGAACTATACTAACGAGGTTCAAACAAGTAGTAGGTATTATGCAGGGATTGACTTGGGCAGGGCAGACGATTACACCGTATTAACTATATTCAATGAGATAGGGCAAATGGTTTACTGTGATAGGTGGAGGCAAAACAGTTGGGCTAATATCGTTAATCAGGTAACCAATAAGCTAAACGAATACCAAGCGTATGCAATGGTAGAGGTTAATAGTATAGGTGATGCTATCTTTGAGCAAATACAAAACAATATTAATTTTAAGGATAGATTAGAGGCTTTTGTTACAACAAGCAAGAGTAAGCAGGATATTATAGAACAATTAATGGTAGGCAACCAAAACAAAGAAGTAACCTTTTTAGATAGAGATTGGTTAAGGAAAGAGTTTGAAGTATTTACCTACGAATATAACCCAAAGACAAAAAGCATTAAGTATTCAGCCCCTAATGGATTCCATGACGATGGTGTAA